CTACTAAAATAAACGAAGGTACAGAATTTGCAATTCCATTAAAAAACATTGTTGGATTAATTGCAGCAACAGCCATTGCCGTATGGGCATACTTTGGAATAGTAGAAAGAATTGGACACTTAGAATTGAAATCAATGCAAGCTGAAACTAAAATAGAACACAGCTATAATTGGACTAATAACTTTAAGCCACCTGAAGCAGTTGCAGATAGTGTAAAACGAGTTAGAAAAATGGAACTACATATAAAAGAGCTTGAAATGAGAATTAAATTTTTAGAGAGTAAAAACTAATGGCATCATTTACTGGATTTTTAGATAGTGCAGCAGGAGCAGCATTAAGCCCTAAGGGAAACCTAGGTGACTATGCTCATGCTAGTAGACTATTTGTAACAGAGAATTTAAAACTAGCCCCACATACTAAATTTCTGTACCACTGTTTTTTCCAAATGGATCCAGCAGCAGCTAGTGTATTACCCGACTTAAAAAGTAGGCACGAATTAGAAATTGGTATGCTTGTTAAAAGTGCAGAGCTTCCAAAGTTCAGTGCTGATGTTGAAACAAAAAACAAATATAATCGAAAAAAGAACGTACAAACAGCAATTAAGTATAATCCAGTAACTATTACATTTCATGATGATAATTACGGAGTTACTACAGCATTACTAGAAGCATATTATCGATATAACTTTTCAGATGGCAATTATGGAAAAATACCAGGTGCTTTTAATAAAGCAGGCTCCGGCGATAATACCTATAAAGGACCAGGAAGAAATCAACATAGTTATGGTTTAGACAACGGCCAAACAGTGCCATTTTTCCAAAATATTCAAATTTCACAAATGGCTAGAAAGGCCTACACAACTTATACTCTAGTTAATCCTATTATTACTGATTGGCAACATGATACTGTTGATTCTTCAGATGGCGCAACTACTATGGTAAACACAATTACTGTAATGTACGAAGCAGTCTTTTATGATAGGGGAAACGTAGAAACAGGTAGCGGCGGCAGTCCTAAAGGTTTTGGTGACCCGTCACATTACGATACTACGCCTAGTATGTTAAACGGTGGCGGCATTGGCGGAATACTTGGAACAGCGTCTAATCTGTTTGGCTTCATTACGCAAGGCACCGGGTTTGATAATCCGTTGCAAGCTGGATTATCCGCTGCTGGATTAATAGCAAGTGTTAGAAACCTATCATCAGAAGGATTACGACAAGAAGGGTTTAATGTTCTTACTGGAGCAATTGGAGCAGCTGGCGGCATTGATGTCAGCGGAGTGGCTCAAACATTCTTTCCTAAGAATGGAGGCTCTGGCGGAGCTGCCGACTTAGCAATAGCTACAGCGGCAGTTGTAGGATTAAGCTCTCTTAGTAAAGCATTTTCAACAAAGACCGATAGCAATAATAAGTCTGCAATTGAATCAGCCGCAAGACAATTACACCAATCAAATTTCCAGTCTGGGGGTAATGCTGGTACTGTAAACGCAGCAACCTCCAACTTTAATAACTTAGGTACTGCTGATAGAGCAGCACTAAACTCTCTAATAACAGGAACATAATATGTCATCAAGTTTACCATCAACTAATATTTCCGAAGGCAGTGATAAGAAAGTTACTCAATTTTTTGACAAGTATTACACTAAGTCTTTAAGTTTTCCAACCAACGATGTTAATGCAGTACTAGGTTACTTTGAAAAAAGAGGATTTAGTAACGAAGCTGCAAAAGCAGTTTCTACTGTACTTTTATCTCAAGCAAAGTTAGATGAAATTCCTGTTTTTAAATTATTAGATACATTACAGGGATTGGACGAACTAAAATTAAGTAATGTAGTTGCTGAAATATTAAACTACAACCGAGATAGAACTAGTTCTATAGGATATTCAACATTGTCAACTTTAACAGATAAGACAGAACGCAGAAACATACTGGTGTAACCTATGGCTAGATTTGCACAGGGGAAGTATTCTTTAAAAAACCCGGCAAAGTATATCGGCACAACAGTTCCAACATATCGATCAAGCTGGGAATTTGCATTTATGCGATTCTGTGATGAACATGCTAGTGTATCTAATTGGGCAAGTGAAGCAGTAAAAATTCCATACAGAAACCCACTAAGTGGTAAATTTACAATATACGTTCCGGACTTCTTTATTACATATGTAAATGCTCAAGGAAAACAACATGTTGAACTTATTGAAGTAAAACCTGCCAGTCAAACCTTTGAAAACAAGTTAGGAAAGAGTAAATACAACAAAGCACACTTCGTAGTTAATCAAGCCAAATGGGCCGCAGCAAGGGCCTGGTGCAAACAAAAAGGAATATTTTTTAGAGTAGTTACAGAGGGCGATATTTTTCATAAGGGTAGACGTGGTTGACATCATATGTACATAAAAATGCAAGATTAGATATAAAAAATAACAGAGCTAAGTTGTATATAGACGAGAGAATGGTTTTTCAAGGATCAGGCTATCCGGGTATAACACAGTTTGTTAACTACTGTAACGATCCAAAAGTAACAAACCAATTTAAAGCACAATTAGAAAGTAGAGAAACACCTAAGTTTCTAGATATAAAAAAAGAATAATATCATTGAGGGCAAAAATATAATGATACATGCATTCATACTCATAATACTTATGAGCGGAGATAAAGAACCTAGTCCAATGTATTTTAGGAGCATTGATACTTGCCAATACTATGCTAAACGAATACCAAAAATATATGGATATGTTGGCGGTGACATAAAGATTACTGCTTATTGCAAGCCTATAAAAGTTAATCCAAAGACAACACTAGTATACGACCATTAATATAAGTATAACTAGCTAAGGAATAAATTATAATGACAAAAAAACTCGAAGAACTTTTAAATTTGCCATCTTCTAAAGAAATTGTAGAAGAGACAAAAGAAAATGCTAATAAAGCAACTATGGCATTAAAAGTTCAAGATGACACTATTCGAGATATTGCAGAATTTGATAAGATTGCAGGAGCACTCCCGGCCGTTAAAGGCTTAGGAGAAATGGCCGATAGAGAGTTAAATGAAATTGCTGATAAGGCGATGGCAGCATATGACGATTTAATGGATTTAGGCATGAATGTTGAGTCCCGCTACAGTGGTAGAGTTTTTGAAGTTGCAGGAGGGATGCTTAAAACATCACTTGATGCTAAGGTTGCTAAGATGGATAAAAAATTAAAAATGATCGAGTTGCAACTTAAAAAAGAAAAACTAAACAATGACACAGTAGAAGGTAGTAATATTACTTCCGGAGACGGCTACGTAGTTACAGATCGAAATAGTTTATTAGAAAAATTAAAAAATATGGACTAATAATATATGTTTGAGATAACACGTTGATGCATAGGAAAATGATAAATAATGTATAACACAATTGGGGTTAAAAACACATGAAATCTTTTGAAGAATATTTAACAGAGTCGAAAAAAATTTATAAATTTAAAGTTCGAGTTGCAGGCGAATTACCAGAAGGATTTGCAGATAGCTTAGAACAGTGTCTACAAAAGTACGATGTGTCAAACATTACTGCTGGCAAACGATCTCCAATACAAGAAACACCTTTAGATTTTCCACAACTACAGAATTGTGAAGTTACACATTATGAAGTTGATTTAAACTATCCTACAACAAGTCATGTGCTAGAACAATACTTGGTAGGTGCTTGTAACATTAGTCATAGTTACATTATTGTAAGAAGTGAATTTGATCCTATTGATGAATATCAAAAACCAGAAGATAAAACACCTTATGAAGCAAAATTAAATACTGAAGATATGGGCGGCGAAAGTGCTCAGAATGAAGTAGGTGCACCAAGAATAATGGGCTTACTTAAAGAGCTAGAAACAGCTCGGCAAGAAAGAGACATGGATATGACTGGCGGAATTACTGCTGGTAAAAGTAAAGATATACAAACAGTTGAAAATTCAACAAGTGTTGTGGGAGGATAACATGAAAGACTTTAAAGAACTTATTAAGATTGCCGATGTATATGGCACTGAAACAAAAGGATTAGCTGAACAACGCGAAGCTGAAATTCAGAAAAATTTAGATGAAGGAATGTGGGACGACTTAGTGGGAGGAATTTCAAGTCTTGCTAAGAAATTAGGAATAGATCCAGCAACAGCTGATAAAGTTGCTAACACAATTTCAACTCAACCAGACGCTAAAGCTGAAGTAGAAAAAGCAGAGATTCAAGATCCAACTGGTGGCGTAGGTGGAGCAGATGCAGCAGCAAAAGCAGCATCAGATTCAATAGTAGGCCAAGATCCAACTGGTGGCGTAGGTGGAGCAGATGCAGCAGCAAAAGCAGCAGCAGATGCAAAGGTAGCCCAAGATCCAACTGGTGGCGTAGGTGGAGCAGATGCAGCAGCAAAAGCAGCATCAGATGCAAAGGTAGCCCAAGATCCAACTGGTGGCGTAGGTGGAGCAGATGCAGCAGCAAAAGCGGCAGCAGATGCTAAGCCAAAGGCACCAGCAGTATCAGCAAATTTAATGAAAGATTATAATGCTGGCGGAAAGAAACCAATGCCAGCTATTAAAGATTTACAAACAAAACTTGCAGCAGCAGGACATGATCCAAATGGTATAGACGGGAAATATGGCCCAGGAACATTTAAAGCAGTTCAAGCATTTCAAACAGCTAACGGATTAAAGGCAGATGGACAAGCTGGACCAGAAACTATAAAAGCATTATCAAATCCAGGTTTAAATATTACAGGTCCTGGAAATACGGCACCAGCAGCTCCAGCAGCTCCAGCAGCTCCAGCGGCACCAGCGGCTACAACAGGTCCTGATGGTAATCCAACTTCAGTGCCAGCAACACCACCGGCTCCGGCAGCGCCAAAGACTATAGCAACAGAAGCGTCAATGAACATTTCAATGAACGGAACTGATGCAGGCGAAGTTGCAGAACTAGTAGATATTCTAAAAAATGCAGGAGTAGAAGAGCCTGAAGAATTAACAATGAAAAATATGCCTACTATGTCACTTAGTGGACCAGATAGTCCTCTTAGTAAAGGTTCAATAGGCAAAGGTTCATTTGACGGTGGACCAATGGATGACAGACCAGGAAGTAATATGGATAAATCATCATCAAGCCCATTTGACGGCGGACCAATGGATGACAAGCCAGGTAGTGCAATGGGAGACAAGAAGCCGTGTGATGTATGTGGTGGAATGCACGAAGAGTATGATGCAATTGTTGCAGAATGGGATAATAGTCCAGAAGAAGCATATGCTGATCATAACTATATGACACAAGATTTAAGTGGTGGTATTAATCGTCCAAAGAATTCGTATCCAGCAGTATCAGGTGGAGACAATCCTATGAAACTGTCAGTTAAAGAAACTCTTTTAAAGGCATTATCAGAAACTAAAAAATCTAAAAAATGGAAATAACAGGAAACTACAATGACCGTAAAAAAAGAAACTAAAAAACCAGCAGTAAAAAAAGCTACAGCAAAAAAGCCAACTAAAAAACAACTAGAGGCAAAAGCAGTAAAAGCAGAAGCGGCGAAAGTAGCGAAAGAAGCAGCAGAAGCAGCAGAAGCAGTACTTACTCAAATGCCTGGAAGTAACGGTGGTGGTATATATCATAGCACTATTAACATGGCAAAGAAACTTAAATTTTGGTAAACTATAATAACAAGTAATAAAAATAACAATTTCAATAGGACCTCCGGGTCCTATTTTTTTGAGTAAATACTGTATGAGCAAATCACTAGACGGTGTAATCACTAAAAAAGCAAATCTAAAGGAAGCATTTTCTGAAGAACAAGTTGCTGACTTAATGGCCTGTTCAGATCCTAAAGATGGATATCTATATTTTGCACGTACATTTGCTTACATACAACATCCTGTAAAAGGAAAATTGTTGTTTGAACCGTTTGAATACCAAGAACGCTTACTTGCAAGTTATCACAATTATCGATTTAACATTAACATGTTACCTAGACAAACTGGAAAGACAACGTCTGCAGCAGTATACCTATGTTGGTATGCTATGTTTCATCCTGATCAAACTATTTTAATTGCCGCACACAAGTACACAGGTGCTCAAGAAATTATGCAACGTATTAGATATGTATATGAACTTTGTCCAGATCATATTAGAGCAGGAGTTACAAACTACAACAAAGGTAGTATTGAGTTTGAAAACGGCTCACGTATTGTTAGTGCTACTACAACAGGTAATACAGGACGTGGTATGTCTATCTCGTTACTATATTGTGATGAGTTTGCATTTGTTGCTCCTAATATTGCAGAAGAATTTTGGACTTCTATATCACCTACACTTGCAACAGGTGGTCGAGCTATTATTACAAGTACACCCAACAGTGACGAAGATACATTTGCTACTATTTGGAAACAAGCTGAAGATAAGTTTGACGAGCATGGCAACGAAAGTGTGCTTGGACGAAACGGCTTTCATAGTTTTATTGCTAAATGGGACGAACATCCTGATAGAGACGAAGCCTGGAAATTAGAAGAAATTGGCAGGATTGGTGAAGAAAGGTTCCGCCGAGAATATGGATGTGAATTTTTAGTTTATGACGAGACACTAATTAATTCAATATACCTTAGTTCTATGGAAGGTAATTCACCTCTTATTAATATGGGGCAAACTCGTTGGTATAAAAAACCTTCACCAGAATACAGTTATGTAGTTGCCCTTGATCCTAGTATGGGTACTGGTGGAGACAATGCAGCTATACAAGTTTTTGAAGTACCAAGTTAT